TTTTTTAGATATAAATAGTGGAATTACAGCTATTCTTGTTATATCATTACTCGTAGATTTATATGAGTTTTTTAATAAAGAGCAAAAATAATTAACTATATTTGCCATACATAAGTAGAGTATCTTTTTGGAGTGGACGCTGAAAAAATACCCTACCTAGGGATAATAGAATATCCAAACCTCGCACACGTCCACCCCGTGCGAGGTTTTTTTATACCCAAAAAACTAATGTCAGAAGAAATAAACATACTCCAATATGCAACGGTAAACTTTAAGGTAAAAAAGTACCTGAAAGTTACTGCACAGCAATACTTGTATCTTGACTCTATCAGAGTGCTTCAAGCCAACCCAAAGTACAAAGGATGGGCTTATGCCTCAAATAAATACTACGCTGATATGTTCGATATGTCAGTCAGAGGAGTTCAAAAGATGACTGACAAGATGAAAGCAATGGGGCTTTTAAATAGCGGTGTAGGCTCATTAAGGCAACTAACCCAAAAAGCATTTGAAGCTATGATCTACCAAAAAACAACCATGAACAAAGTTCACCCCACCCATGAACAAAGTTCACCCCTAGGCATGAACAAAGTTCACCCCACCCATGAACAAAGTTCACCCAATAATAATAATGATAGTAATAAAGATAAAGAGAGAGATAATAGCGATTCAGACCCATCTTTTTTGGACAGAGGTAAAACAGCAAAGGCAATGGCTCAATCAATCTGCTTTGAATCTAAAGAGCAGATGTTGCAAGAAATCAGCAAAACAGAATATGCAGACTATCTAATACAAGCTTCTGCCAAATGGAGAGGCATGAACGAAAAAGGTAAAGATGCTTTCTTAGATGAATTTGCAGGTAAGAACGCAACTATCAAAGAATATGGGGGCTTAAAAGAAACTTATCAGACAGGTATTAAAACTCACATGATGAACAGCCTTAAATACTATGAACCTGCAAAAGAACAAACTGCAAGCACTTATGCCTACTACTACAAGATAGGCAACAAAGAGAAGAAGCATAATGACCGTGCTATGTGGGAAAGGGATAAGAGAAACTTTGGAAACGGGCAGGGATATAAAGAAATTAGTGTTTTAGTATAACGGTTTTAATAAAAAATCGTTTTAATGTTTTTTATTTATTGTTAGCTTTTCGTTTTTGTGCGAAGGCTTTAAAAACTAAAATTATGAAAAGATACGGACTTAAAAACGACCCTTGGGATGATGGTTCTAAATTAAGCAATACTAACAATGCTGTTAAAAGTAGCTACGCCAGAACTGACGGCAAAGGAGCGTTAAGAAGCAGTAAATTGAAACGCAGACTTAGAACTGTGATGAATAAGAGAAAAAGAGCATTATTAAAACGTGAACTTGTGAGTGCGTTGGCAAATGAAAGCTAACACAGGCGCAAACGGAGTTGCGAGGCACGAGTAATTACCGTATTGCGCTTAGTTATGCCTTGTTTTCAAACTATTTTAAGTTAATAGCGAAAATAATTAGCAATTAACTTGCATAAGTGATTCAGACTCGCTACTTTTGTTTCAAGCAATCAGGGAAACGGTTCTCTGATTAAAATCTAAAAGCATGGAATTTCAAAATGACAACTACGCAAGAAATAAAGCAATTGAAATATCAGGTACTAATGACGTTTTTTTTACAAATGAAGGGTTAGAAGTAACTTTTACATCAGAAACAACAAATCAAAAAGAGATAGCGGATAGGCTAAAGCAAGTTTTTTCTGATGTAAAAGTAAAGGGCAGAAAAGTTAAAAGTATTTTAATCAACAGACTTTCAATAGAAAAAAATGGACTTAGAGTTACAAAAGTTGCATACTAAGCTTAAAAAAGTAGAGGAAAAGCTATCCACTTGCAGGACTTCTGTTTTGCAAGATGGATGGCAAACCCAAAGGTATGCCAAAAAAGCAAGAAAATGGGATTTTTTAGCCCAAGAAAAAATGAAACTTATACAGGAGATAAATGATATTAAAGAACTAAACGCTAATAAAAATGACAGTTGAAAATTTATTGTTTTCTATTTCTCAACAAGGAAATGAAAACCCCATTGCATGGCAAGCAGGCGCAAGATTTACTCACTCGTGCTATGAAATTAAGAAATTTGAAAATGAAACTTTTATAGTCGTTTTAGATGGGCGCATCTATGAGGGTGTTTACGGTTCATTTGAAGAAGCCGAAGAGCAATGCAATAACTTGCATCAATCAAAAACGCTTGAAGCACTAAGAGTTTATAGGGAGTTGGGCTATGTATTCATAAAAGAAAATTTTCCGATAGGCTCTAAAATTGAAATTCAAATAGACTCATTTGAAATATTGCAAACTACTTACTTGCATGAAGAATAGCTTTCACCCCTGCGGACTGACCACATTGGCAGTCCGCCAACACGAAACAGGGAGCCGTCCCCTCGGTAAGGCTGGCAGGTTAGCACTTGAAAATTGGCAAAAGAGTGAAGAACTCAAAGCCATTATTGCAGAGTTGAATATTAGGATTGATGCTTTGAATAAGGCTATTTCTAATAAGGCATAACGCTAAGTATAACAAACGAAAAATTTACGACTTATGAAAACGCATTTAATTAAAGAAGAGTACAAGACAGGTGAAAGGATTACACATTTTAGAACAAGGTGCGGTAAGATTAGGCACGTAATTACTAACCTATCGAACACGAAAGACAAGGATAAGGTTACTTGCAAGATATGTAAGTAAATTTTATGTTTTGTTATACATTGTTGTATGTCTTTTTTAATTGAATACAACACAAAGATATGTGTAGTTGCGAAGTATGAGCAATTATCATATATCATCAGTTATGCAACCATATAAAATGATAAAACTATGAACTTTGAAATTGAAAAAGCTAATCAATACAACCTGCCAGAGAAAGCAAAGTTAAGCACCTGCCCTAAATGCTCTGAACACAGGAAGCCAAGCAATCAGAAACAAAAATGCCTAATGCTAGATTGGGAAAGAGGCTTAGGTACTTGTCAACATTGCGGTGAAGTATTGCAACTGCACACATACAAGCGTAAAGAACAGCCTACAAAGGACTATAAGAAACCGTTGCCACCTGTAAGCTATGATTTAAGCGAAAAGGTGAAAGAGTTCTTTAAAAGCCGTAATATAAGCGATAGGGCATTAAGAGTAGCTAGAGTTACAGAAGGTATTGAATGGATGCCACAGTTTAAAAAAGAAGTACAAACTATTCACTTCAACTACTTCCTGAATAATGAACTTATCAATGTAAAGTATCGAGGTGCAAAGAAGTCTTTCAAGCTTGCAAAGGATGCAGAATTGATTATGTCAGGTATTGATAGGTGGATAAATGAGAAAGAGGTAATAATCTGTGAAGGTGAGATTGATGAACTAAGCTACATTGAAGCAGGATTTGTGAATGTGTCTAGCGTTCCAAACGGGGCAAACAGCAAAACAAACAACTTAGCATACCTTGATAACTCTTATGAGTTCATAGAAGGCAAAGAAAAGATATACCTTTCACTTGATAATGATGAAGCAGGCAAATCTTTGCAGAAAGAATTGATAAGGCGTTTAAGTGCTGAAAGGTGCTATTTGGTAGATTTAGGCAAGTACAAAGATGCAAACGAGGCTCTAATGAATGAAGGCATCAGCTACTTGCAGTCGGCAATCTTGAACGCCAAAGCCTGCCCTTTAGAAAATGTACTTACCTACAATGATGTAAAAGCAGATTTGCACAACTTCCTGCTCAATGGTTCTGCAAAGGGTTACACAATAGGGCTTAATAGCTTTGATGCTATCTTTAGCACTTACACAAGTCAGTATATTGTAGTTACAGGGATACCTTCACATGGCAAGAGTGATTTTGTAGACCAGATGTGCATTGGTTATAATCTTAGCCATGGATTCAAAGTTGCCTATTGTTCACCTGAAAACAAACCAAGCTTTCTGCATACTGAAAAGCTAGTGCGCAAAATATACGGGCGTAAAGCTGAATCAATAGAAGAAATCAAGCATAAGAATTTTCAAGTGATTGAAGAACATATTCAAGACAATTTCTTCTTTATGGAGTATGAAGCAGGCTATGACCTTGAAACTACACTGGCTAAAGCAGAAGAACTTGTAAAGCGAAAAGGTATCAGAGTATTTGTACTTGACCCGTTCAATAAGATACCTTTGAAGGGCGCAAGCAGAAGCGATGTGAACCAATACACTACTGACTACCTAAACATGATTGATACATTCTGCAAAAAGCATGATGTATTGATTATATTAGTAGCGCATCCTGTCAAGATGAAAGCGCACGTACAAGGTGGTACACCTCCAGAGCCTTCTTTCTATGATATTAAAGGTGGTGGCGAGTTTTACGATATGAGTTATCATGGATTATGTGTTTACCGAGATTTTGAGAATGAAACAGTGAAAATCAAAGTATTGAAATGCAAGTTTTCAAATTTGGGCGAAAATGGTGCTTTCACTCATTTTATGTGGAATATCAATAATGGCAGGTACTCCGAGATAGAAGGAAGCATTGAATCAGGCTTTACACCCATTTGGGATAATTCAGCATACATACAGCCATCAGGCGTAAGCTATGAAGCAAAAGAACCTATTAAGAATGCAGAACATAAAACAGACAGCAATGAAAGAATCAAATCAAAAGGAAGTGAACTTGAACAATTTGAGAAGTACCAAGATTTTGACGAAAAATGTGGCTTCTAGTTGGAAGAAAACGCCCAAAACTTTTACAAGCCTAAAAGAAGCAGAAGAGTTCTGCGCTAAAAAGTATAATTGGAAATCAAAACCCTAAATAAACAATGAGTATATCACTAATTCATTTACAAAAAGAAGCACCAAAAGCCATGCCTCATCAATGGGTAAAAAAGAAAGTAGGAGGCATAGAGTTCTATTCTTACTTAATATATAGAACTCCTATGACTGCCGATGAGGCAAAAGCCATATTCTTAATTAAGAAAAAAGGCATTTTCTTAATTAAGAAACTCCCAAAAACAGAAAAACATCCTACTTCATTTCACAGCCACTTGGCAAACCTCAAAAAAGGGCAAAGCGAATGGGCAAAGCTTATGAAATCAGTAATAGGAGAGCCGTCTGATAAGAAATTGTATTTAGAAATAGCATAACACCCAAACAAACAATGACAACAGAACAAGCGATAAAAATAATTGAAGAATACCAACTTTGGAGGCGAGACGATAACTTTCCTTCAAAGTATGAACAGCCAGACCCTACCGAGTTAGGCAAGGCAATTGATAAACTTATTGAAGTGGTAAAAAACAGCAAACAAGATGAATAACAACAGCGTACAACTAATAGACTACATGGGCAGTGATAAGCTACATTCACTGTCTGCATGGGCATCAACATTCTTAGAATTAGAAATTGAAATGCCTGCAAAAATTGAAAATAGAGTTGATGCAATTGTAGATTACATATTGAGCAATTCTAAGAGAATGAGAAGCATTGAGGACTTACTAAGGTTCTTAGCTGAAAATGAACACGAAAGCCCGTTTAGAATGTCAGGCTTTGTGTTTACAATGACAACCGACATTGCAACACACATACAGAAACTAAAGCACGCAGTAATTCTTGAAGCTGAAAATGGAGAATCAGCGAGGTACAAAGAACTGAAAGAAGGCAAGTTTTATTTGCCTGCTGATTGGTTAGAATATGGCGATGTGGGGCACTATTGGTATCAAAGACTAAAAAGCAATTCAGAAGCCTTGAATCAATTTTATTCTGACTGCTTGAATGATTTGATAGATGCAGGCATGCCAAAGTCAAGGGCAAAAGAATCTGCAAGGTTCTTCAAAATGTATAACAGCCAGATAAACACAGTCAATAAGTTTTCTTTTGATGGCGTAATGCAGTTTGTAAAAAAGCGTGGCACTTCTCATGCTCAGAAAGAGATACGTGAAATTGCCTTGCAGATGGTTCAGGCTGTAAAAAACATTGAAGGCAAGCCGTTTGAATATAGCTTGAAGGCGTTTGGGTATTAGTATAACGGATTGAATATGGTGAGTAGCCGACACCTAAAACTTGGCTATAAAAACAAATGTTTAATCGGCTATTCACTATATTTTGTGTTAGCCACTTTACGGAATTATTATGCACATCAAGATTGAAATACAAGGCGAAATTGTAGAAAATAAATACTTAGTTGTTTACATAGGTGAAAACAGGTATAGAATTAGTGAAAGCATAGACGGTAAACTTTGCATCAACAAAACTTCTGATGGTGATAGTGACTTAGTGCAAATACACCCTAGAAGTGGTAATGAAATAGAACTTAGCTAGTATTATGGCTAACACAAAGCTATCAGGCGTTTTAATGCTCTGATAGCATTAGTTATACTTTTTTTGTATATTTGTATTGAGTCTGAAACACCCTAGAGGTCACAAAGCAAGTAAGACTCCCCCGTGTAGCGTGTTGATTCACGCTACACTCTTTACATCAAAACCATGAAAATTATGATATTTGAATTTGTAGTGGGACTGTTTATATCTACACTTGAAAAGATAGTAGAGAAAAGACAAGAAAAAGGAAAGTCAAACAAATTCCTTAAAAAAGCGTTTTCACAAGAAATGCAGGCAAGAGTGGCAAAAGCTTATGAAGCCTATGCTATGACTGCTATTGAGTTACAAGATGAACTTGAAAATGAAGGATAAAGGCACAGCATATTTTTGGTGGTTCTTTACAGGCTTGGTAGGTGGGCATAGGTTTTATCTAGGCAAGCCATTCACAGGAATGATACAGGCTGTAACTTTTGGAGGTTTGGGGCTTTGGGTTCTAATTGACCTTTTTACAATACCTTATCAGGTGGCTAGATTCAATAAAAAGCATTTCCGTGAATTAAAAGAAATAAAAGATGGGATTCCTCTCTGATAATATCGCAACAATAGCAATAGTAATTTGCTGTATTGCTTATCTAGTTCTATTGTATCTTAATAAAGATGATTTTGACAGACTTGATGACTGAAAGGGTAGTACACTTATGTATTATCCTTTTAGTGATTATTTGGAGGCTATATGAAGAAAAAGACTTTGAACCTTAGACAATGGCAGGAGAATCAGTTATAAATGGAGTTACTAAGATTGAAATAGATGGGGGGTTTTCTTATCTGTTTCCAATCGCTAATGTCATAACCAACACGGCAAATGATACGATTACCTATAAATACTTTACTGTTGGCAATGCGCCTAACTTCACACTGTTGTTTTCTGACATTACAAATACCTACGGGGCTACTGATGCAGAAAGTTATGTAGATGCACTAGCCACAATAGGCGCATACAACAACCAAATAAGTACAACGCCATCAGGGGGCGATATATCATTCCTTGCAAATAGAATAGTAGTTACAGAAGCTTCACAACTTGCAGGCGTTTTAGATTCTACTAAGCAATATTTTATAGATGGTGTGATTGACATGGGCAGTCAGTCTATTGAAGTGCCTGCAAGTGGATTATCTTTATTTGGATATGGCTTTGACCTTTCACAGCTTATATCTACTGCAAATACTTATTCAATGTTCACAAGCCCCGTTGGGGGTTCAGGTAACTTACTCCTAACTGATTTGGCAGTTACTACATCTGGTACAAGCTCACAAGTATTCAATCTTACTGATTCAGATGGCACTCATGCAATAGAGCATAACAGGGTAAACTTTAACGCTTGCACAAGTTTAGGCGAGATAACAGATTACAGACAAGGATTAGAATTAAATACAGGAAGATTTGGTGGCACTCCTGAATTAACGCTATCAGGCACATGGAATGGGTACAGGGCAACAACATCAATAACAAGGGGCTTATCTAATATCACATCTCTATTTAAAACAGGAACGGCACTAACTATGTCAGGCAGGTTTATTACTGACATGAATTGTGATTTGCCTGCAATAGGTGCGTTTATTGATTTTGCACCTGCTAATATTGTGAATGATGAATCTTTAATAATCAAAAGTGCTTTTATTACAAGGGCAGGAGTAATTGATGCAAGCGATACAACAATATATCCTAATATTAACCAAACATCAGTTAAGAGTAAATGGTCTGACAATACAGGCGTTCCTAACACCACAAAATATATCAAAGTAAACTTAACTACAGAAGTAGTAACTGTAATTGCTCTTTCAAACACTTATTACCCGATTTTGGGAACATGGACTATTGAGCAATCAAGCCACTTTGATATGCCTTCAAATGGTGAGTTTAGGCTACTTTCTGGAAATGGCACTTATCAAATAGTTGCCGATATTCCAGTTGAATGCAATGCAAATAGAGAACTCTCAATAAGAGTTACTAAAAGCACCGATGGTGGTGCAACATACCCAACAGAAATAAGCCACATCAAAAGAGTAGTAAACAATTTATCAGGCGGTAGAGATGTGGCATTCTTTACTATCAACTTTTTATCAGACCTTAAAAAAGATGATAGGTTGAGGCTAGAAATAGAGAACCAAACAGGGGCAAACAATGCAACAGCAGAATTAGATAGTTTTTTCACTATTATTGGAGTGTAATTTGATAGTGGCTTTTTTTTTGTATATTTGTATCATAAGTTTCAGTAATTATTGAAAGTTTAATAATTTGATTTTTTCAAAAATATTCAAATGCCAAGTGGAGGAGCGAGAAGAGGCGCAGGGCGCAAACCAAAAGCAGAGAATGAAGCACTAACAAGTAAGCTAAAACCTTATGAAGATGATGCTTTAAAGGCTCTCATAAGTGCTGTAAAAAGTGCTGAACCGTGGGCAGTTAAGATGTTCTTTGAGTACCTGCATGGCAAACCAAAAGAAACTGTTTATAATCAGACTGAAATAGTAGTACCTGAAATTGACTGGGATGGCGAAGATTAGCCTATTACCTCAATACAAAGTTCTAAAGAATGAAAATAGATACACAATTGTAACAGGTGGCAGGGGTTCTGCAAAGTCTTTTCATGTATCTGTTTTTTTGCTATTGCTTACCTATCAGAAAGATGAAGTGATTCTTTTCACTAGGTACACAATGACATCAGCAAGAAAGTCTATTATACCAGAGTTCAGAGAGAAAATAGAATTGATGGGCGTAGAAGATGCCTTCATTGTCAAAGATGCCGAGATTGAGAACCGATACACAGGAAGCAAAATAATGTTTTCAGGTATTAAAACGAGTTCAGGCAATCAGACTGCTAACCTCAAAAGTATCACAGGCTTAACTTGTTGGGTGCTAGATGAGGCAGAAGAAATGGTAAATGAAGATGAGTTTGACAGGATTGACCAGAGCATAAGAAAAGCAGGCAAACACAATAGGGTAATCATTGTAATGAACCCGTGCGAAAAGCAACATTTCATCTATAAAAGGTTCTTTCAATCAGGTCAGGCACAAGATACAACATACATTCATACTACCTACTTAGACAATAAGAAAAACTTAGCAGAAGGCTTTGTGAGAATAGCAGAAAGGGAGAAAGTAAATAATGTTGAAAAGTACAATAGGCAATACTTAGGACATTGGGGCAGTGCAGTTGATTTGGTATTTCCGTCTGGCTTTGATGTTTATGATAGTGAACCTGATGCAGACAGTATTGATTGGATTTATTACGGTGGTGATTTTGGCTTTTCAAATGACCCTACTACAATCATACAAGCAACTAAGCAGGGGCGCAATCTATACTTAAAAGAAATGCTTTGGCTAGATGGCTTAACAAATAGCATGATTGGCGACCATATTAAAGGGCTAAACTTGCAAGATGATATTATAGTGTTTGATAGTGCCGAGCCTAAAAGCATTAAGGACTTACAGATACAAGGCTGTAGAGTAGTTAAGGCTAGAAAGGGCGTAGATAGTGTGCATTATGGTATTCAAAGGCTATATGATTTTGACATACACATTCATAAGGATAGCAAGAATTTGCAGAATGAATTTGAGTTATACAAGTGGAAAAGAAACATAGGTACAGGAGAATATTTAAGGAATAGCAAAGGGCATAAAGTCCCCGTTGATGCAGACAATCATGGCATTGATGCTACAAGATATGTGATTTCTTACTTTTATGCAGAATAAGTGAAGATATACAGAGAAGAAATAGGCAAAGATACATTCTACAGGTTAGGTGATTTCTTAGCAGGCTTTGGAGGTACGAAAGTGACCAGACAAATACTGATTAAAGAGGGCTATATCTGCAACCCATTTGTCTATAACATTACTAATAGAGTAGCGGAAAAGATAGCGTCTTTACCTTTCAAGTTTGTAGATGAAGAAGGCAATGAAATTGATAAAACACAGGATGAAATTGCTGATTTTCTACAGCTTCTTGATAGTTCAGAAGATGGAGGCATAAAAACGTTCATTGAAAAGAATGTAGCAAATCTTATTGCATTAGGTGAATGTTTCATCTACATGTATGATAAGCCTGTAGGATTCAAAGAGGCAACCAAATTGCAAACGGTAAGCCCTGCATCAGTTGAGCCTTATACCGTAAATGGAAGCCTACAATCAAGAGTAAAGAAATTCACGCTTACTGATGTCTATATTGATGAAAATGGCACAGAACGCAATCTAAGTACTGTAAATGCTGACAGTGCTATTTGGGGAAAGTTGCCAAACATAAGCCCTTATACTAATCGAGGGTTAAGCCCTTTTGAACCTAATTGGGATGTGGTAAAAGCTACATCAAATAGCTTTCAGGCGCACGGTGTGCTGATAAAGAACATGGGTGCTAATGGCTTATTAGTGCCTGAATCTGGTGAGGGTGCTATGCCTGTAACTGACAAAGAGCAGGGCTTCTTGCAAAAGGCATTGAACAATCTTTTAGGAGGCACAAAGAATTTCGGTAGGGCTATAATTTCACGGGCTAGTATGAAATGGGTATCAATAGTCATGGACCCAAACAAGCTTGAAATATTGAAGATGCAAGAGCAAAGTCTAAAGGTGCTTTGTAGTGCTGTTAACTTAGATTCTAAGCTATTCAATGATAGTTCTGCTAGTACTTATAATAACTTGTCAGAAGCTACTAAAACAGCTTATTTAGATTGCTTTATACCTTATGCAGAAACTTTTTACAACATCATTGCAGAGGCTCTTTTGCCTGATGGCGTTTATTGGTGTGTAGATAAAGAGGCAATAGAAGTATTAAACAGCCGTGACTTTAATTTCGAGAAAGAAACACGTGAAGGCATCTTGTCAATTCAGGCACAAGTTGCAAGCGGTCAGACTAATTATAGCGCAGGGCTTGCTACTCTTAAATATGTGTACGGTATTGATGATGAAACTGCAATTGAGTTATTAGGTCAAGAAAGAATTATTGAAAACGCTAATCAGCAAGAAGATGAATAACAACACAGACTGCACAGATTGCAAAAAATGCAAGTGTAAAGAAAAAGGGGAAAAGCTTAAAAAAGCACAAGCACTATTAAAGAAAAAGACTGAAAAGTTAAATAGTGCTGATGTAGTTAAAAAGACTATTATGCCAAATGGCAATATTCACTTTGAAAAAGTATAAGAATGGAAGTACTAAAGGCATTTCAAGCACTTACCAATAAATCTGATAAGATAGACTTTATCAGAGGCAATCGGGCGCAACTGCTAAAAGAGAAGAAAGCAATGCCAAAATTAGCTGATGCTTTATCTTTTGATTTTGCCAAAGGTGTTGAATTAAAGATGTTGCCTAATGCTTTTAATGATGATGAAGTAGTCATAATTGGTAATAGCGTGGGCTTCATGGATTCCCACAAAGATGTGAGCATGGCAGGCTCATGGACTAAAACAGTGGCAGAGCGAGGCGGTGTAGTGCCTATCATCAAAGACCATGTCTACAAAGTAGATAACATCTATGCTGAAAATATGGGTGCTTTTGTTAGTCAGGTCAATATAGCTGAATTAGGCTATCAGAAATCAGGCATGACAGAGGTATTAGGCGCAATCATAAAGCCTAATGCAGAGATGTTAGACAAGTACCAAAAAGGGCTTATCAAACAGCATTCAGTAGGTTTGCAGTACATCAAAATAGACTTAGCGGTCAATGATAGCAATGATGAAGAAGGGTATAAAGTCTGGCTTGCTAACATTGATAAGGTTATCAATAGAGAGATGGCAGAAGAAGAAGGATTTTTCTTTCCTGTCTTTGAACAGAAACTAATAGAGTTTAGTGCGGTTGTGTTTGGCTCAAACCCTTACACACCTGCGTTTACAAATAACAAAGAATCACTTGAAAATAATGAGCCGTCAAAAGACACTCAGAAAGTAGTAAAGCCGATTGATACTGGTAATGAATTTTTGAGAAACTTAATTTTATAATAATGAAACTCACATTTGAAGAGTATTTGAAAAAAAATGGTGTAGTATATGACAACATCAAAGAAGCCCCTGCGCTTTACACTAAGCATCTTTCGGAGTACAACACTCATGTAAGAAGCTTGGAAAATGAGGAAAGACAAAAAGAATTAAAAGGTAAAGCAGATTTTCCAGAACTTGAGGCTTTGAAAAAACTACAAGCCGAAAAGGACGAGAAAATCAATGAATTGGAGATTGCTGTAAAGGCGCAAGGCATTGCAATGAACAAGCAGACATCTGCCGACAAAGAAAATAGCAACCTGAAAAGTTCTATTTCTGTCATTTCAGAAAAAGCAAGTGAAATTGTAAAATCTCATAAGCAAGGCGGTGGCGATTTAGAGTTTACTAACTTTACGCAAAAAGCGGATACCACGACTGCGTCAGTTGCTGATAATGCAAGGGCATTTGACCTTGATACAATTGGGCAACTCGCAACGAGAAGAACATCAGCTTTAGACTTCTTTATTCAAAGAGGCGGTATTATACCACCAAGTGCGGATGGGAAAATTAGATACATAGACTGGGATGAATCGACAAAAGTAAGGGCGGCTGCAATGATGGCAGAGGGTGGTATTTTCCCTGAAAGCACCGCAGCATGGGAAACCAAATCTTTACCATTAAAGAAAATAGGTGACTCTTTGCCTTGGACTGATGAGTTTGAGTATGATGTTCAGTTTTTAGTAAATGAGTTAGGAAGATTCTTAACTACTAATGTAGGCTTGATTGCAGATACGCAAATAGTTAATGGTGATGGTACTGGGAATAACTTAACAGGTTTGTTTACTAGCGTACCAGCCTATACAGCGGTTGCTTCTGGTATTACTGATGCCTCTATCTATGACCTTTTTATAAAGGTTTCTGAAAGTATAACCGCAACTGGTGGAAGCAAATATTCGCCTGACTTCGCTTTGATGAATATTGTTGACATCAACAAATACAGATTGAAGAAGGACGCAAACAATAACTATGTAATGCCTCCTTTCGTGTCTGCTGATGGCAATGTAATTGCAGGAATGACAGTAATTGAAAGCAATGCAGTAACAGCTAACAGTATGGTTATTGGCGATTCAATGTATGCGAGCGTTTATGGTGTGCCTGGATTCGGAATTGAAACTGGATATATCAATGATGATTTCACAAAAGGCAAGAAAAGAATGAGGCTTTACAGGCGTATGCTTTTCTTAATTCGTGAAGTTGATAAAACAGGCTTCAAAAAAGTAGCTGATATTGATGCCTCACTTGTATTACTTGCAACCCCATAATCATGAAGATTGTATTTTTGAAAAGTTACAAAGGCATAGAAGCAGGTACTATTTCGCACCCAGAAGATAGAATTTCTAAAAGGTTAATATCAGAAGGATATGCAGAAGAGTACAAAATTGATGCAGTTGTAGCTAAAAAAGTAACAAGAAAAGCGAAGAAATAAATGGCACTACCTAGCATCACATATTTAGACTTTCAAAGCGGTTTGTTTCGCATATCACAGGCACAAGTATTGCGCCCTGATTTAGAGGCATTCATAGCTGAAAAGTACGCACCATTTGTAAGAGAAATTATTGGAGACCCTGCATACATTGAAATCAAGAATGAAACACCTTTGGTAAAGCAAAAGTGGTTAGACTTGTTTAATGGTGTAGATTACTTCAATACTGATGAAGATGCAATGCGTACTCACAGAGGGCTAAAGCGTGTGGTGTTAGGTAGCATTTGCTTCTATTGGGTTAGAGATAGCGGTGTAGTCAATACGCCTGTAGGCAATGAACGCAACAAAAACGGCAATAGCGACAGTAATTGGGGGGGCTATTTTGCAAGAGATAGGTATAACACTGTTATTCAAGAATTGCAGGATGAAGTATATCCTTTTATTGAAAACTATGAACTTTTAAGCGGTGTTGTTGGCAGTAGTATTGATTTAGGTGGCAATGCTTATACTATCAATATTTCAGATACTACATACTTGTATGATGGTGATGTGGTAAAGATAAACGGCATTGAATACACGGTATCAAATTTAATTGCTGATACTTCTTTTGATATTGTAGCGAGTGCAACAGGATTAGACTTTGCAGGTGAATTATTCAGTTATGAGCCTTACAAAGATTTCCCATTGCCTTGTATAAACGCTAGTGTACTATGATTGATATTGTTGAAGTAATACGCACATTCATTTCAGAACTTAATCTTTCGGGGGCTGTAGTATCCTTATCTAATGATGGCACTAATACTACTTTGGTATTAGAAAATAGCTATCATTTGAGGCAATACATGACAGTTACAATTGATTCAGTTGATTATGAGGTGCAAAGTGCTGATGCTAAAAATAATACTATTATTGTATCGGGTGTAATTGCAAGTGCTTCTGCTTATTCAATATCTTCTCCTTTCTTTTTTCATGGTACTAACTACATAGTAGGCTATGAATTTGATAATCTACCTGATGAAAGCAAGCTACCCATGTTTTATATGGAGAGCCTTATCAGGGAAGATTGGGGAAATGAAGGTAGCCTATACACTACTACGCCTGACTTTAGATTCATTCTTGCTGATTGGGCTAATTACCAAGATTGGCAGGCAGATGATTTTGTAGATAAAAGGCTAGTAGGGTTGAGAAAGTTAGCAGGCGCAATAAGAGAAAAGGCATTTGAATACAACCTTTTCGGCAATATTGATAGAATAGAGGTAGAGCAGTTCTACAAGTTTGGTATTTATAAGTCTAACAGCGGTGTTGTTGATTCACTTTTCAATCATACCCTGTCAGCAGTAGGCATGAAGTTGAGCATACCTATTTTAGGTTGTAATTGTTAATCAAAATAATAATAAAGATATGGCTATATTTTGCGGATGCGGTGGCACAGGTGCTAATGCCAATACAGGCAAG